AAAGAGCACAAAAAAGAATACGTCAGTTAGTTCGTCAAAGAAAAGAAAAGGAAGAAGAAGTTGCCAGACTTTTAGCTGATAAACAAGAACTTGAAAAAAGACTTACAGCAAATCAAAGTAATCAATTTGATTTAACTAAGACAAGTCTTGAGTCTCAAGAAAAAAGTTTAGAGAATCAACTTAATCTTGCTAAACAAAATTACTTAGATGCTTTTGAAAAAGATGATAAGAGTCAATTATTAAAAGCACAAGAAGCTTTAAATGAAGCACAGATTAATTTAAATAGTGTAAAAACAAATAAGGTTAATTTTGATAAAGATTACGAGAATTACCAGAACACAGTTAAACAACAGCCTGTTCAACAATCTCAACCTCAACAACCCCAATACGACCCTAAAGCAGTCGCATGGGCAGAAAAGAATGAGTGGTTTGGTCAAGACAAAATGATGACTGCTGCAGCATTAGCTTTAGATGCTCAGTTAAAAGAAGAAGGTTTTGACCCAGCAGATGATGACTTCTATGGAGAAGTTGATACTAGACTTAGAAAAACATTTCCAACTAAGTTTGAAACATCTGGACAGGAAACTCAACAAGTTCGTCAGAAGGCTACGTCAAGTCCTTCCCAAGTGGTAGCAGGAACATCTCGCACTCCTGCTTCTAAGAAAATCAAACTATCTCAAGAAGATGTTAGATTAGCTAATAAATGGAATATACCACTAGACAAGTATGCGAAAGAAAAGTCTAAAGTAGAGACTGGAGAAGAGTATACAACAATAACAACACAAATGCGTAGGAGTTAAAAATGGCTATTAATAAAATAAAACGTAATGAAGAAACTAGACAAGCAACATCAAAAGAAGAAAATTATTCATTTGAAGATACTGGTCTATTAGATATACCTCAATCTGTAACTGATAAATTTGCAAATCAAGGTATGTCATTAAGATGGATTAGAATAGATTTAAATGGACAAGATGATTATAAAAATGTTGGTAAAAGACAACGTGAAGGTTGGACATTTGTTACACCTGATGAAGTCCCTGAACTAGGTTCTACAACTGCTATTAAAGAAGGTGGCAGATATAATGGAGTCGTTTCCAGTGGTGATGTGGCATTAGCAAAAATGCCTACAGACAAAATGATAGCTAGGCAAGAGCATTATATAAAAAAGCACCAACAACAAGAAGATTCATTAGATTCTACTTTACGTGCTCAATCTGATTCTCGTATGCCAATAACTAACTCAAGTAAATCAACAGTTACAAAAGGTCGTGAACCTCGTTTTCAAAGATAGTTTGTAACATATATTAATAATACTTACGAAGGAGATAACAAATGAGTGCAAGTAAAGCATTATTTGGAATGGTCCCTTTAAGAAAAGTTGGTTCTAATTACAATTCTACTGCTCAATCTCAGTATAATATTGCTAATGGACTAGCTTCTAATATCTTTCATGGAGACCTCGTAACAATTTCTGCTGGTAATATTACACCAGTAGCAACAACAACTGACTATGCAGTAGGTGTTTTTATGGGATGTGAGTACACAGACCCTACTTCAAAACAACCTACGTTCAGTCGTTACTTTCCTGCAAACACTTCAAGTGCTATTGGTAACCCAGTAGGATTTGTTGCTGATGACCCTTATGCGTCTTTTATGATTCAAGCAGATGCATCAGTTACTGCAGGTGATATTCAATCACAAAACTTTGCTGTGACTTTAGGTAGTGGTAGCACGATTACTGGTAATTCAGGTTTTGGTATTAAAGCTGCAAGTAGAGCAACAACTACTAAAGCTGTAAGACCTATAGCAGTAATTGATGAACCAGGCAATGCCTTATCAGGTACTGATGGTGCATTCCCTAAACTTGAAGTCAAAATCGTCCAACACTGGATGAAACGTCAGGCAACAGCATAACATAGAAGGAGAAATAATATGGCTATAAATAGAGCAAGTATTGCTAAACAACTTCTTCCAGGACTTAATGCTGTATTTGGTGTTGAGTATGGTGATGTTAATGACGAACATACACCCCTATTTGAAACTGAAAACTCAGATAGGTCTTTTGAAGAAGAAGTGTTATTCACAGGATTTGGCACAGCTCCAGTAAAATCTGAAGGTGCTGCTGTTTCTTTTGATGACGCACAAGAATCGTTCACAGCTAGATATAACCACGAAACAGTGGCTTTAGCTTTTTCAATTACTGAAGAAGCAATGGAAGATAATCTATATGATACTTTCGCTAAAGTTCGTTCTCGTGCACTAGCAAGAGCAATGGCTAACACAAAACAAGTAAAAGCAGCTACAATCTTTAACCAAGGTTTTACTGCTGGTGACACTGCAATTGGAGATGGTCAAGCATTCTTCTCTGCTTCTCACCCTGTTGTTGGTGGTGGCACACAAAGTAACCTACTAGCTGCAGCAGATTTAGCTGAAGCAGCTTTGGAAACTGCATTAATCGCAATTGATGGAACTAAAGATGACAGAGGTATCTTAATTGGTGCACAAGCTGTATCTTTACACATTCCGTCTGACCTAAAATTTACTGCTGATAGGCTTCTAGCTTCTCCAGGTAAAGTTGGGTCTGCAAACAATGACATTAATGCAATCAGAAACATGGGAGTAATTCCTGATGGATATTATGTAAACAGAAGGTTTACAAATTCCAACGATTACTTCATTAAAACTGACGTACCTAATGGTACTAAAATGTTTGTTAGAGTTCCTCTACAAACTAAAATGGAACCAGATTTTGATACTGGTAACGTCAGATTTAAAGCAAGAGAGAGATACTCTTTTGGTGTTTCTGACTGGAGAGGATTTTATGGTTCTCAAGGAGCCTAATCCAAATTATATAAGGGGTCTCATTAGAGACCCTTTATACTTTATATAGAAGGAATTATAAATGACAAACTTAACAGCAATAGAATATTCAGCAATTACTACAGCAGCAGCAACGTCTACTGTTCGTTCTTTTGGTACAAGAATAAGAGGTTTTAATGTTGCTAATATTAAAGATGTAGTAGGTGCTTTTGAAATTAAAAATGGTACTACTTCAAGAGTTAGAATTGTATTACCTGCAAATGGTACACTTGATACTTATTTAGCAGATGAAGGTATTAGATGTGAAGATGATGTTACAGTAAGTGTAACTCCAAGTGTCTATGCTACAATTTATATTGGATAGATGGAATGGCTAGAAAAGCTAAAAAGAAATCTAAAGGAATGGGAATTAAGACTAGTGTTAAGTCAGGTAATTTCTTAGCTACTAGCAAAGGTGCAGGTATGACAAAGAAGGGTGTTGCTGCTTATCGTAGAGCAAACCCAGGTTCTAAATTAAAGACTGCAGTAACAGAATCAAAGCCTACAGGAAAAAGAGCAAAGAGAAGAAAATCATTTTGTGCTCGTTCAGCAGGACAAGCTAAGATGCATAACATAAGCTGTAAGAAAACTCCAAAGAAAAGAATTTGTGCAGCTCGTAGAAGGTGGAAATGTTAGATGGCAAATTTTACAACGTTAACAACAGAGATAGTAAATACAACTGAGAATGATGCTCAAGAGTTCTTAGACCAAATACCTAACATTGTTAATAGAGCAGAGGAAAGATTAACAGATGAATTAGATGATTATGGTTTAGTAACCTATACATCAGTTGCAGTATCACAAGGTAATAATATTGTTACATTACCAACTGGTACACGAATAGTAAAGAATTTTAATGTAGATATTAATGGAGCAAAGACAAGTATACTAGTAAAGACTGATGAATATTTAAGAGATTACTGGTCAGTGTCAGCTTCAACAGGTGAGCCAAAGTATTATGCACATAAAGATAATACAACAATAATGATTGCACCTACACCTTCATCAACAAGTAATGGTGAAGTGGTACATGTAACCAGACCAACAACATTAACGTCAGCTTCACCTGATAATTATTTTACACAGTTTTGTTATGACGCATTGTTTAATGCCTGTATGGTAGAGTCTTACATCTTTATGAAGAACTTTCAGATTGTTCCCTTGTTTGAACAACGATACCAAACTTCAATACAGACTGTAAGAAACAGAGCCAGAAGATTTAGACGTGATGATATGACAAGACCTGCAAGTCCTGCAGGAGCAGATAACACAGTAGTAGATGGGAGTAATTAATGAAAAAAAAATTAGTTAAAGAACTTAAAGAATATTATGACGAATTAGAAGAAGGACTTAAAAATACTTACATAATGAAAGTAAAACCTAAACTTAGAAATCAAGCAAGAGAAGAAATGCAGGAATATAAACTTGATAAAAAATCACAAGGTTTAATTAAAAAATCTAAAGGTGGTAGTATGTCTGAAGGAACTGCATTTATTAATAGTTTATATAAGGATAAAATGTAATGGTTATTAGTAGAAGTTCAATACCACAACAGATAAATAAACCTGGTGTAAAGAAAAAAAGTAAAGTTAAAAAAGTTTTAAAAGGTTTAGGTAAAGGTTTATTTAGTCCTGCAGCAGTTGCTTTTGAAGCTATTATGCCTAAAGAAGTAGGTTCAGCAACTTTATTTACTGATGAAGAATTAAAAGAAATGAAACGTAAAGAAAAAGAAAATGAAAAGTCTATAAAAAAATATATGGGTGGTTCACTAAATACAAGGAGAATGTAATGAAAAAAGCTTTACTTAAAAAATTTAAAGACTTAACTATGGAACAACAAAAAAAAGTTGTTGAACAAGTTAAAGACATTCCTGAGTTTGCAGGTAAAAAAGTAGGTGAGATAAAAAAGAAACTAAGAGAAGTTTTTACAAAAGACATGTCTTCTAAACAAAAACTTATTAATAGTATGAGAAAAAAATTAAGAGACAGAAAACCACCTATTGACATTAGTGATACTTTAACAGGTAAAGGTAAAGAAACTACAATGGTTAATAGAGTTCCTCCTAAACAACAAATGACTAAAAACCAAGCTATGGATTTAGATTTATTTGAAGTTCCTCAAGAAACTATAGATAAAAATATAATGAAAAATACTTTAAAAAAATCAGGTGGTGGTAGTCTTAAATCTAATCGTAGCTATCGTGGTTATGGTGCAGCAAGGAAAGGGTAATTAAAATGGTTGCAGCAAGAATATTAAAAAAAGCATCTGAATTAGCTTTAAAAAGAAAAAAGAAAAGAGACATTCTTGAAAAAGAACCTATTGTTACAGCTAAAAAGAAAAAAGTAGCTATTCAAGAATTAAAGAAACAACCTACTCCTAAAGGTTTAACATCTTCTCCTGGAAGGTCAACTGCTGCAGCTCAAGATGCATTGGGTAAAAGAAGTGTTACTGGTCAATCTGAAAAAGGTTATAGAGGAGAAATAAAAAATATAGCAGTTGAAAGTAAGGTTCCTACAGCATCAAAAACTTCTAAGAAAAAAAGATTATTAAATGCAAATATTTCTAAATTAAAAGCACAAAAAAAATATTTAGAAAGTTTAAAAAATAAAAAAAATCTTGATGAAGCAGATAAATTAAAATCTAATGCTATTAAAAGAGATTTTGGTAACTTATCTCAAATTAATAATAGGATTAAAGAACTAGAAAAAAAAACTTATCCATCACAATCACAAATAAAAAAACAATTAGAATATTATAAATATGGTGGTAAAGTTAAAAAATTACAATCTGGTGGTAGAGTTGGTGCACCTAGAGGCACTGGAGCTGCTTTACGAGGATTTGGGAAAGGATATAAATAAATGCCTGTAACTAAAACATTTTTACAAGGTATGACTAACCTTACATTAAAAAAGTTAAAAAGATTAAAAAAACAAGCTGAAAAAGAGGTAGCTAAAGAAGAAAAGTTAGCACGTAAAAAATTTCATCCAGATGAATCTGCTGAAATGAATGATTTAGCAGAATCTAAAATGAGGTTACAGGGAATACAAAATGAAATTAATAAAATTGAAAAATTAGATAAACCATTTAAATCTGGTCGTAGAGTTGGTTCAAATAAAATACCTAAAGAAACTAAAAAATTAAAAGTTGACCAAAAACCAAAAAAAAGAATGCAACCAATTGACCCTAGAGATATATTTATGGAGGGACCTTATAATACAGGTGGTCGTAAAGGTGGTAGAGGTATGGGTAAAGCACTACGTGGTGGTGGTAAAGTAATGAGAGGTTAAATAAATGACAACAAATAATACGTCAGGCACTTATGACTTTAATTTAGAAATAGGTGACGTTATACAAGAAGCCACTGAGATGATTGGTGGTGAAGTAACTCTTGGTGAAGAACCAAGAAGTGCTAGACGTTCAATTAATCTTATATTAAATGACTGGCAGAATAGAGGTGTTTGTTTATGGACAACAAATACAACTATTGTGAGTATTGCTGCGAGTACATCACAAGTAAGTTTAGGTAGTCATGTAAGTGACATAATGCAAGTTGTTGTGAATAGAGATAATACAGATTTAGAAATGACTCGTATATCGTATGAAGAATATTTAAAAATTCCTAATAAAGGACAAACAGGTAGACCTTCACAATATTCAGTTAAAAGATTTGGTGATAATGTACAATTATATCTATGGTCATTATCAGATGTTAATACTGATAAATTAAAAATTGAAAAGATTGATTATATGCAGGACGTAAATAAATCTGCAATACAAAATGCAGATATGCCTAGAAGATTTTTACCTGCATTAACAACTGGACTAGCATATTATATGTCATTAAAAAGACCAGGTATAACTGAAGCAAGAGCAAGATTTTTAAAAGGTGAATACGAAGAAAGACTTGGTTTTGCTATGACTGAAGATAAAGAAAGAGCATCACTTTACATTACACCTAAGATGGGTGTAATATAATGGCAGTAGGTAAAAGAGCAAGAGCAGTATGTGATATATGTGGATTTGTTTATCCTCATAATGTTATGAAGTTAAACTCTTATGGCTTATTAGTTTGCCCTACTGATTTTGATGGTGCTTATGATGAAAATAATCATCCACAAAATAAAGCACCTAATGTAAAAGATGACGAGACGATTAGAAACCCAAGACCTACTCAAAATGAAGCTTTGACTACTTGGGAAAATCAAAATACTAACTGGGAAGCAACGTCCCAATTTTGGAACTTAGTGAGTAACAGAAATGCCTGATTTAACTGGACAAGAAATATCAAATTCATATAAGCGATTAATGCAAGTAAAGACTTCAGCTAATGAAGGAATTACTACAACTCTAAGGACTATTCAGTCAGGTGACAATGCAGACTCACCTTTACAACTCAACAACTCTACATTAAATGTTAATGGTACTTTTGCAATAGGTGGTGTAAATCTAACTGCAACTGTATCTTCTTTAAATGCAATTGTTGACATTACAGGTGGTTCTGGTTATGTAGTTGTTTCAGGTACTGATGTTTATAAAAGAAGTTTTTCTGCAGGTAATGGTATTAACATTACTAATAATGATGGTACTGAAGGTAATACAGGTATTGCCTTAACAAGTACAATAAGCAATATTCAAAGCTTTGGTGCTTCAGCAGTTTCAGCAACTTCATTAAATGTTGCAGGAACTATGACAGTTTCCTCAATGAGTGTTACTGATTTTAATGCAGCTACTGTAAGTGCTACTTTATTAAAAGGTAATAATGCAACAATTGTAAGTACAGTATCAGCAGGATTTTTTGTAGGTGATGGTTCAGGTTTAACAAATGTTCCTTCTGCTGAAGGTGGAACTATGAAGTTTATTACTGCAGGTACAGGTATAAATGCAACTGTAGACGCAGCAACGACTGCTACAATTCCTGTAAGTGGTACATTAAATTTAGATGCTGACCAATCATTTGGTACAGTTTCAGTTTCAACAGGTTTAATTGTTCCACAAGGAGCAATAACTTTTTCAGTTCCTATTAGTGGAGCATCAGCAGTATTTACAGGTGATGTATCTGCAGCTAATGTTTTTGCAGGAACAAATGTTTATGTAGGTGGTACAGCAGTTCCAACTGCATCAGATATTGCAGCAGTATCTGCATTAACTAAAACTAATTTAGATTCTATAACTTCAATTAATACAGTTGTTGCAAATGTTTCAGCTTTGACATCTGTAAATAAAGCTGATATAACAGTAAATGTTTCAGCTATTGCTTCTATTAATGCAATTATAGGTGATGGTGGTAATTATGCAACATCTGCTGAATTAGCTACAGTATCTGCAGCACTTGCAACTTCAATAGGTAATTCAAATACAAACATAGCTGCAGTATCAGTATTAACTTCAGTTAACAAAGCTGATATTGCAACAAATACAGCAGCCATTACAAGTATTAATACAGTTGTTGATGGACTAGATTTTGCTACAAGTGCTGAATTAGCAACTGTATCATCAGCATTAGCAACAAGTATTGGTAATAGTAATACTAATATAGCTGCAGTATCAGTTTTAACATCTGTAAACAAAGCTGATATAGCTACCAACGTAGCAGCTATTACAAGTATAAATACAATATTAGGAGATGGTAGTAACTTTGCAACAAGTGCAGAACTAGCTACAGTTTCTTCAGCACTAGCTACAAGTATTGCTAATCATTTACCACTAGCAGGTGGTACAATAACAGGTACAGTATCTGCTCAATCAGTTTATGTAAGTGCATTAGGTGCAAATACTACAGCAACTTTAGGTAAACGAATTAGAATGGATGGAGCTGCAGTAGCTGATATTGTAAGTTTAACAGATGGTGCAAATATAGCAGTTGATTTTAATACAGGTCAAAACTTTGCAGTACAATTAGCAGGTAATAGAACAATAGATAATCCTACAAATTGTGTTCCTGGACAGACAGGAAGTATATTTGTAATACAAGATGGCACTGGTAGTAGAACTTTATCATTTGGAACTAACTATAAGTTTCCTGGTGGAACTGCTCCAACATTATCAACAGGTGCAAGTGCATGTGATAGAATTGATTACATTACGTTTACGTCAAGCAACGTACATGCAGTAGCCACATTAAATGTGAGTACAGCTTAATGAGTGTATTTAATAATATTTTATTAGGAGCATCAGCTCAAGGAGGGGTTACACCTGTACACACGATTGACCAATCAATTAGATTTAATAATACTGGTAGTAATAGCACAAGTCATTATTTTAGTAGAACTCCAAGTTCAGCAGGTAATCAAAAAACATGGACATTATCATGGTGGATGAAGGTAGGAGTTGGAACTGATAGAAGAAGTCTTTTTTCAAGAAGAGTGGGAACAGCAGGAGCCCAAGCATTTAGAATTAGATTGTTAGAAGATAGTTTAACTAATGATGCTGTTATTGATTTTTATATGGGAAATGGTTCTAGTGCTGATGTACAAACTTATTCTTATAGATTTAGAGACCCTTCAGCTTGGTATCATTGTGTTGTAACATTTGATACAACAAATGTAAATGTAAACGACAGATTAAAATTTACTGTTAATGGTGTAAGACAAACAGATACATTAGCCTATGCTAATCTTGACTACGATACAAATTATGTATGGAATACAGCAAATGAACATAATATTGGTAGGCAAGTTGTTGAGAATGATAATTGGATGGATGGCTACATGGCAGAAATAGTATTTATAGACGGACAAGCACTAGACGCATCTAACTTTGGTGAATACAACTCATCTAATATTTGGATTCCAAAAA